CGTCAAGGTCCTAAAGGTAAAGAAGGTGGTTGGATAGATTGTAATGCACCTGATGGTAAAGGTGGATATAAAGCATGTGGTAGAAAAAAAGGTGAAGAACGCTCTAAATACCCTGCTTGTAAAGAAACACCAGCACAATGTAAAACACCTGGAAAAGGGAAAACTTGGGGAAAAACAAAATGATAAAATTATTAGGTATACTAAGAGAAGCAAAACAGTCCATTGAGGACTTTGCTGGCACTAGACTAAAAGGTGCTGAAAAAATTACCAACACTACCTTAGAGGCAGGTGGATTATCTCTATTAACTTACAAGCATTATAAAGTTAAATTACCTTATTATAAAAAAGCAGCAGCAGGTAAATTAGATAAAGATGCTGCTAAAAAAGAATTTGAAGAAACTTTAAAAAGCATTTCCTTAGGCATGACCCAAAGTCAATTTCAAACTGAAATGGGACGTTTAGAGGTATTAGGTGAACTCCTTATAGAAAATAAATTATGATAAATCTACTAGACATCTTAAGTGAAGCAGAGATAGCAAAATGTCCTGCACCTACTCAAAACATTGAACTTAACCTTGAAAATAGGCAGAAGGCAATTAATGAGTATGGATACGGACCATTAAATCCTAATGAGCCTAATAAGAAGTTCTGGCAAGCTAAAGTGGATATGTGGAAGCTTGATTCTGCAGAAGAAGCTAAAAAATCACTCTGCGGTAATTGTGCAGCATTCGATATAACAAAAAAGACTTTAGACTGTATTGCAAAAGGAATAGGTGACGATGAAGGTTCTGAAAATCCTTTTGATGTTATCAAAGCCGGTCATTTAGGTTACTGTAGGTTCTTAAAGTTTAAATGTGCAGCTGCTAGAACTTGTGATGCTTGGGTTGTTGGTGGACCAATAACAGACGAAAAGAATGATAAGCAAGCTTAAAGAATGGTTTGACCATTTAATTATACCGAGACCGGAACTAAGTAATATGCCAATTTGCCCTTTTGCTAAGGCGGCAGTGACAAACCAAGAGTATACTGTAGAAGAAACAAACCTCGATGATATTGCATTTCAAATTAGTAATGCAAACGTTCAAGTTTATAAAGTTTGTATTTTCTACCTACCTAATTATGAACTTTACGAAGTAGAAGCGTTAGAAGCTAAAACTAAAATGCTTAATCGTAATTTCAAACACAACAATAAAGTAGTTTTAGACAGTGATCCTAGAAATCCTTTTGTAATTAACGGAGTAACAACAACCTTTCCAGATTGTTATATTTGGATAATTCAGGACCTAACAGACTTGACTTTTAAGTCAAATAGTCTTAAATTTACTGATTATTATAGTTACTGGACAAAAGAACAATTAGACGAAGTTGTATCATGGAGAAACCATACAGAGACCTAGAAGTTACTAACGAGTATACCATTCGTGAGTTCAACGAAAACATAGACCCTATAGAACTTCTATGGCATAGAGATGATGAAGATAGAACCGTTGAGATACTTGGAGAAACAGATTGGCAAATACAGTTAGATAACAGCTTGCCTACTTCTTTAAATGAGTCTATATTTATAAAGAGACATGAGTGGCACCGAGTTATAAAAGGTACCGGCACACTGAAGTTAAAAATATATAAGTCATGAAACAAACTATCATTTGGATTATCGTTATTCTTTTTGCAGGAGGAATTGCTTACACCCGCTTTTTTAAACCTCAACCAAAACTACCCGACACTTCTATTTACGAGAAAAGAATCGATTCATTAAATAATGAAATTGAACTTAACAACAAAAAAATAATGGAGCTAGATTCCTTAGTTGACGTACAAAAAGCTAGGGTTTTGAAACTTGAAAATAAACTAGGTAAAACCGCAGCTGAAGCTGCTAAAGAACATAAACAACATGAAGAAGATCTTAAGCGTATTAGTGCTATGTCTAATAGCGATGTCGCCTCTCTATTCGCAGAAAGTTTCAAGTGATACTTGCTGTGTACCTTGTAATGCTTTAAGAAAAGCAATTATTGTAAAAGAGGAAAGAGTTTACTGCGGGAAGCAATTAGGTTTTGCCCGTGATTCTATCACAACAATGAAAGAAATTATCTTTGCAAAAGATACTATTATTCTTCATAGGGATAGCTCTATTGCTGAATATAAAGCAAACGAAATAAACTATAAGCAGGTTATTAAGGAAAAAGACTCTATCATTAAAACGTACGAAAAAGAAATCAAACGTCTAAATGCAGGTAAAATAGTAGCCTACGCTGTCGGTATTATTTCGATAATCTCAGGTTTACTATTAGGGATATGAGTCAAGACTTAAAACAGATTATAAGGCAGGAATACGTTAGGTGTGTGGTTGATCCTGTACACTTTATGAAAAAATATTGCTACATTCAGCACCCATTAAGAGGTAGAATTTTATTTCATTTATACCCTTTTCAAGAAACAGTATTAAAACATTTTCAAGAAAACCCTTATTCTATCATTTTAAAGTCAAGACAGCTAGGTATTTCCACTTTAGGGGCAGGATATGCACTGTGGTTAATGCTTTTTCACAAAGATAAGAACGTTCTAACCTTAGCAACTACCCAAGCAACTGCACGTAACTTAGTGTCGAAAGTACAGTTTATGTACGAAAATCTACCTTCTTGGTTAAGAATTGATGCAGAAGAGAAGAATAAATTGAGTTTAAGACTCTCAAACGGGTCTAAAATTACTGCTAAATCATCAAATTCAGATGCTGCACGTTCAGAAGCTGTATCATTACTGTTAATTGACGAGGCAGCCTTCATCGATAACATCGGAGAGACATGGGCATCCGCTCAACAGACCTTAGCAACGGGTGGTGGTGCGATTGTATTATCAACTCCTTACGGTACTGGTAACTGGTTTCACCAAGCCTGGGTTAAAGCTGAAGCAAAAGAGAATGAATTCCTACCAATTAAGTTACCTTGGTATGTCCATCCTGAAAGAGATCAAGCTTGGAGGGATGCTCAAGATAATTTACTAGGAGATCCACGCCTTGCTGCACAGGAATGTGATTGTGATTTTGCAACTTCCGGTGATACAGTATTCTACGGTGAGTATTTAGAGTTTTACCAGCAGACCTATATGGCTGATCCAATGGAAAGACGTGGTGTAGATCACAACTTATGGATCTGGGAACCTGTTGACTACTCAAGAAGCTACATGGTAGTAGCTGACGTAGCTAGAGGTGATGGAAAAGACTATTCAAGCTTCCACGTTATCGATATTGAAAACAATTCTCAAGTTGGAGAATATAAAGGACAGCTAGGGACTAAAGAATTTGGGTACTTACTGGTAGGTATAGCTAGTGAATATAATGAAGCATTACTAGTAATTGAAAATGCATCTATTGGATGGTCAACAATTCAAACCGTTATTGATAGAGGGTACCTTAACTTATACTACTCACCAAAAGGAGGTAACATGACTGCCGACTCCTACTTCGATCAATACGATTACAACTCAAATATGGTAGCTGGATTCTCTATGAATTCAAGGACTAGGCCGCTAGTTGTTGGTAAGTTTCAAGAGTATGTTAATGAGAAAGCAGTTACTATCCGTTCTAAACGTTTGATCGAAGAGATGAAAGTCTTTATATGGAAAAACGGTAAAGCTGAAGCACAGCATGGTTATAATGATGACTTAGTTATGGCTTTCGGTATTGCTATGTACATTAGAGATACTGCATTGAAGTTCAGACAGCAGGGATTAGACTTAACCCGTAATGCATTAAACAATATATCAGTTACAAGACCTACTCACCAAGGTGTTTACCTGCCCTCTCACGTAGCTAATCCCTATGAGATCGACAATGGTAAAGGAGGAAAAGAAGATATAAGCTGGATTTATTAACTATTTATACTTATATTAACACTACACAATGGCTGATACTAGTATATTTTCAAGATTACGTAGACTTTTTTCCACAGATGTTATTATTCGGAACGTCGGAGGTAATCAGTTATCTGTAGCAGATACAAACCAAATTCAAATGTCAGGAGAGTTAGAGAATAACTCTTTAATGGCTAGGTACAATAGAATATACACTACATCACCTACATCTCTCTATGGATACCAGTCTTCATTTAACTATCAAACATTAAGAACTCAATTATATTCTGAGTACGATGCAATGGATACAGATGCAATCATTGCTTCTGCTCTTGATATTCTCTCTGAAGAATCTACCCTTAAGAATGATATGGGAGAGGTTCTACATATTAGGTCTTCTGATGAGAACATTCAGAAAATCCTTTACAACTTATTCTACGATGTATTAAATATTGAATTTAATTTAAGTTGGTGGATCAGAAACATGTGTAAGTACGGGGATTTCTTTTTAAAATTAGAAGCTTCAGAAAAGTACGGTGTTTATAATGTTATTCCTTTCTCTGCTTTTAACATAGAGAGGCAGGAAAACTACGATCCAGAAAATCCAACAGCAGTAAGGTACAGATATGACCCTGATGGATTAGCAGCAGATACTTACGGGTATTTTAAAACTCCAAACCAGAGTGATGCTAAGTCAATCTATTTTGATAACTATGAAATAGCTCACTTCCGTTTATTAACAGATGTAAACTACTTACCATACGGCCGTTCTTACATTGAACCTGCTCGTAAATTATTTAAGCAGTATACTTTGATGGAGGATGCTATGTTAATTCACAGAATTGTAAGAGCTCCTGAGAAGAGAGTATTCTATATGAACGTAGGTGGTATTCCTCCTGCAGAGGTAGAAAACTTTATGCAAAAGGCTATCTCTAAAATGAAGCGTACTCCTTATATTGACCAACAAACAGGTGAATATAACTTAAAGTATAACATGCAGAACTTGATGGAGGATTTTTATATCCCCATGAGAGGGAATGATTCATCAACTAAGATCGAAACTTTAGGTGGGTTACAGTACGATGGTATTACTGACGTAAATTACTTAAGAGATAAGCTATTTGCTGCTTTAAGAATTCCAAAAGCGTTCTTAGGGTATGATGAGAAGTTACAAGGTAAAGCAACACTTGCTGCAGAAGATATTCGCTTCGGTAGAACAGTAGAGAAACTACAGAGAATTATGGTTTCTGAGCTTTATAAGATCGCTTTTGTGCATCTATACATTCAGGGATACAGGGATGAATCATTAACTAACTTTGAATTATCGTTAACAACACCTTCTATCATTTATGATCAGGAAAGAGTAATGTTAATGAAAGAAAAGATTGAGTTAGCTCAAACAATGATGGATTCTCAATTGATTTCTTCCGATTGGATCTACGATAATATCTTCCACTTAAGTACTGATCAGTACGATGAGATGAGAGAGTTAATCCTACAAGATGCTAAGCGTAAATTTAGAATGTCTCAGATTGAAAACGAAGGAAATGATCCTTTAGAGACAGGAGAATCTTACGGAACTCCTCATGACATTGCTTCATCTTACGGTAAAGGTAGAGTCTACGATAGACCGGATGCAGTACCTGCTGGATATGATAGGGACCGACCAGGAGTGGGTAGACCAGAAGAAAAAGCTTCAAATATTGATACTACAAACGATCCGTTAGGTATGGATAGATTGGGTAGAAAAGCAATGAAGACAGATGACCAACAAGGATACGGAAGAGATAATACTTCACCGTTTACAATGGAGACCACTAAGAGACAGTTATCAAAACACTCTAGGTTATTAGATGAGATACCAGTGCGTAAAAAGATGGTTTTTGAATCTCAAAATAATGCAGAAGGTTTATTAGATGAGAGACAAATTAGGGAATAACATTTAACACATATTTATTATAAAATCATCGATAGATGTCAATAAAACATTCAAAGTTTAAAAATAC